GTTTGTAGTTCCTGTAGGCAACACATTGCCTAGTTCAGGTTCTACACAAAACCTAACTGCTGGTCAGTTTGGTATTTTTACAAATACATATGCTCCAGATGCTGTTGGTACTGCCATCGCTGCTGCTCCATATTTCTATTTGGCTCAAGGACGTACCAATACGTACTTACAAGGATCTAAGCGTTCTGATAAGATTGCTGAAGCTAATGTAACTGAATGGTATAAAGTTACAGGTAACCCTGTTGCTGCTAACCAAGTAACTGATGTAACTAACTTTACTGTTACTCCTGGTACTGATGTAACTATTACGTTACGTGCATTCTCTTCTTACTTACAAACATTATACTTCAATGGTTTCACTCGCAGTGTAACTGTTAAAGGAGAATGTTTAGAGTGTGGTGGAGATCCATGTGCTGATGTTAATGTTCCTGCATTGATCGATGCTTTTATTATAAAGTTCTCAGAGCAAGCTCCAGGTAACAACCCTGACAACATTACGTTCTCTGACTTCTATCAATTCCAACGTATTGGTAACAATCAGAGTGCTATCTTACGTATCTCTGGTAAGCCATTAACTAAATATGGTCAACCTTGCGACGTGGCTGCATTCCCTTGGGAGTATGATCGTATGTATTTCCGTACTTTTGTATATGCTGGTCCTGCTACTACTGCTGACTTTATTGTTGCAGATTCTTGTAACATGGTTGCTGATGCATATGTAACGCAACGTGCTTCTTATATTTCTGGAACTTCTGAGGAGATTCAACAATTAGAGAAGAACTACTATAGCTATCAAGCTGGATATTTGAAGCATCTGTATCGTATGGTTGGTTACAATGAGAACTTTGAGTCTTGGGTAAGCAATGGTACTACTTATGATACTTACTATATCCGTTTTCAAGATTATGATCGTACCGCATTAAACTACGTAGCAAGTTTGCACGAAGATTCTCGTGTCATCATTGCTTCTCCTCAAGCTTTATCTCAAGATATCGAAGATGTTTTGATCTATGCATTAGGAACTCCTACTGATGATAGTGGTGCAATTACTTCAACAACTACTTCTACTACTACAGTTTGGCCTTCAACTAGTACAACAACTACCTTGATTCCTTAATAAAAAGGCAATCATATAACCTATGCCAGAGGGTAAGAGGATAATCTCTGTCCTCTGGCATTATTATTTAACGCTATGCCAACATTAAAATTAGAATTCTTAGTAATTCCTACATACAACACTCTAACTTTAGGTGTTGCAGATGCTTCTACATATGTTACTGCTCCAACGGCTCCAACAATTGAGTTCACTATTCCAGGAGTGTTGACACCAGTATCTCTACCTTTTGTTCCTAATGATTTTAATATATTTAATTCTACATCATTAGGATTAACTGCAGTGGGTGCTAACTTATTACCTTTGCCTGATGGCATATGGATAATTAAATATTCCATAGCTCCAGCGTTTACTAATAATGTAACGCATACTATTATGCGTACAGATTTAATTCAAGAGAAGTTTGATAATGCATTTATGAAACTTGATATGATGGAATGTGATATGGCTATTAAGACACAGTCTAAAGTGCAATTGAATAGTATCTATTTCTTGATTCAAGGATCAATTGCTGCTGCTAATAACTCAGCTGTAGTTACAGCTAATAAGTTATATGCACAAGCTAATAGATTGTTAGATAGTTTTATCAGAAATAACTGCGGATGTACTGGTAATAATTATGTTGTAAACTTTTCATGATATGGCTATTGGCATTTACAAAATTACTAATCTTATAAATAGTAAGTTTTATATAGGCAGTTCTATAAATTTAACTAGAAGAAAAGCTGAACATAAGTATAGAAGAAAATTAAACATTATACATAATTCGGCAATTCGTTCAGCAGTATTAAAATATGGAGAAGAAAATTTTATCTTTGAAATATTGGAAATAATAGATTGTAAATCTAAGCTACAAGAATTAGAACAGTATTATATAGATTTGTTAAATCCTCAATATAATATAAGAAAATTTGTAGAAAGTAATAGAGAGATTAAGTGTAGTGAAGCTCAATTACGTCATTTACAAACTGTTAATTTAGGTAGAAAATATAAAGAACCTAGAAACTCAAAAAAAACATTAGTTACAGATTTAAGTACTAATGTTATTATTGAATTTACATCAGGTAAATTGGCATCAGAATTTATAGGATGTAGAAAAGAACAAGTATCTAAACTTGCATTATCTTCTAAAGCTTATAAAAATAAATATTTAATAAAATATAAAGATCATGAATTGTAAAAGATGTCAAACAAAAGTTGGATGTGGGTGCCAACTAGTTAATGGATATTGCTCAGCATGTAATTATGCTGTTCAACAAGAAATAAAAGAACAAGAAGATGCTAACGCCAAGGCTAACTAATTATATTGCCAATTCTACAATACCTGTACTGCTAGCTGATATAGATGAGCGAATAGCAGAGCTGGCTAATTTAGAATACAACAACATTGTATATGCTGTAAACAATTACATCAATACAGTAGCATTACAAGATATGTTAAATTATAAACGAATCTTGTTATTTAAGAATTGTAATCCTGATTACTGTCAATGTTTTACAGTGGAGATGATTGCAAGTAGAGTTAAGATATTGATCCATAGATAATAAATTATTAATATATGGCTTGTTTACCAGGAATGCCTTGTTACGACCAGACTGCTTTTCCTTTACAGAATTCTAGTTCTGATTGTAATAGCTGTTGTCCAGTTGAATCAAATCGTGTAATATACGAAGGTCCTAATTTACCTCAATCAGGGATAAATACAGGAGACTGTTTAACGTTGGCTATTGAGAAATTAGATGAGAGCTTAACTCCAGGATCTTCTGGTATTAGTGGATCATCTGGTACGTCAGGATCTAATGGATTTTCAGGTACATCAGGAACTAATGGATCTAGTGGAACTAATGGTTCCTCAGGAGCTGATGGTTTAAATGGTACTGCTGGCTCTTCAGGAACATCAGGTTCTTCAGGCGCAACTGGATCTATGGGTACTTCAGGTTCATCTGGTACTTCAGGCTCTTCAGGAGCTAATGGATCTAATGGTACAAGTGGTTCTAGTGGATCTAGCGGAAGCTCTGGAAGTTCTGGAAGTTCTGGATCTAACGGATTACATGGAACAACAGGAACATCAGGAACATCTGCTACATCTGGTACTACAGGTACAACAGGTACTTCTGGTACAAATGGCACTACAGGTACTTCTGGAGAATCAGGTACAACTGGTACAACTGGTACCTCTGGTACCTCTGGTACTTCTGCATCCTCAGGATTTACTGGATCATCTGGTGTATCAGGAGATAAATATGCAACAAGTTCTATAACATCATTAACATTAAGTGTAGGTTCTAAAAGTTTAACAATAGGTACACTATTAGCATATACATCAGGGCAAGCTATACTGATTGCTTATGATAGTAGTAATCGTATGACTGGTATAGTTAATAACTATACAGCAGGAACAGGATCTCTTTCTGTTACTATTGATACAGTTTTTGGTAGTGGTACATATAACTCTTGGCTTGTCAACTTGGCAGGTGTAGCTGGAGGAGATGGATCATCAGGAACATCAGGATCATCAGGCACATCTGCCTCCTCAGGAACCTCTGGTAGCTCAGGAGTATCAGGTACAAAAGGCACATCTGCTTCTTCAGGTGCATCAGGAACTTCTGGTACATCAGCAAGTTCAGGATCATCTGGCACTTCAGGAACATCAGCAAGTTCAGGAACATCTGCAAGTTCAGGAACATCTGCAAGTTCAGGAACGTCAGGTTCAACAGGGACATCAGGTTCAACAGGAACGTCAGCTAGTAGTGGTACAATGGGTACATCAGGAACATCAGGATCTACGGGTACATCAGGATCTTCTGCAAGTTCGGGTACATCTGGTTCTAGTGGAGTAACAGGTACATCTGGTTCATCAGGAACAGCTGGAGCTAATGGTGCTCCAGGCACATCAGGTTCTTCTGGCTCTTCTGGTTCAAGTGGTTCTTCAGGTTCTAGCGGAGTCTCTGGATCTAGTGGAACAAGTGGTTCAAGTGGGTCTTCAGGATCGAGTGGATCTTCAGGTTCAAGTGGATCATCTTTTGTAGTTAATCCTACCACTGCAAATATAATACTTGTTGCAAATGGAACATCTAATACAGCTACAGGAATACCAGGTATATTTGTTTCTAGTACAGATCAATTAAATGCAGGAGCATTCTATCAAACATCTAGTCGTATATTTAAAACAAACATTAGTAAATTCAAGAAGACAGCAACATCTATATTAAGTAATGTGAATGTTGTTGAATTTTATTACAAAAATGATTTAACTACTTCTCACATTGGATTTATTGCAGAAGAGACTCCTGTAGAACTTTCTACATTAGCACAAAATAAAATGGACACCAATTCAACAATAGGTGTATTAATTAAAGCAGTTCAAGAATTAGAAGCTAGACTTAAAAAGTTAGAAGGTAATGACTATACAAACTAACTATCTTCTTACAGTTACAGAAGCTAAAACATATCTTAGTCAAACAGGATCTATTGCAAATAGTAATCTTTGTTTGATAAAAGATACTACTGGTGGATATGCTGGTCCAGGCGCTATAAATAATTTTTATGTAGATACAGCGGCTATTCCACTTTCTACATATACAAATAATAGATATCCTAGATATCAAGATCTTATTTCAGCATGTCCCACTTGTAGTTATGCTATATCTATAGGAACAACTACAAGTTGTAGTGCGGGAACGGCAACACAGAATATACAAATAAACTCATCTTGTGGTAATTCTGAAGCAAGATTATCTGCAAATGGCAATGGTGCAGTAACTACAGGATGGTTAAACGTTAGTTTAGGAAGTGCTATTTATAGTTTTACAAGTGTTCCTATTGGTACATATAGAGTTGAGGTGAGACCTAAATCAACTACTACTACAT